AGATTCACATCGTCTGGATAGGCGATGACAAGAAAAGGCCGGACGATCTAATCCAAACTTGGGTCGATAAGAATCCCGGCTGGGAGGTCAAGGTCTGGGGCAATGAAGAATTGCATGGCATTGACTGGGTCAATAGCCAGCACATCAAGACTTACCTCGAACAGAAGAAGTACAGCGGCGTTGCCGACATGATGCGGTACGAGATCCTGTACGCGCATGGCGGCTTTGCTGTCGATGCCGACAGCGAATGCGTCGCGCCCCTTGAGGATTGGCTTTTTGCCGGATCAATTTGTGCGCCTTGGGAAAATGAGACGGCAAGACCCGGCCTCATCGCCATGGGTTACATGGCCTCAGCGCCCGGGCAGCCTTTCTTTAAGGCAATTATTGATACGATCAAGGCTGATCCGACCATTCCAGACGATGCGGCATGGATCAAAACAGGCCCCGTTCTGTTCACCGAAATCTACAAAAAGAACAAGGAGAGCGTTCACGTTTGGCCGTCGCATTACTTCATCCCCGAGCACTACACGGGCGTGAAGTACGAGGGCAGCGGCCCTGTATTCGCTCGCCAGAAGTGGATGACGACGCTCAACACGTACCGCGAGAACATCAAGGTCGCCGTCTACGCCATCGCCAAGAACGAGGAAAAGCACGTTCAGCGATTTGTTGAATCGGCCAAGGGAGCCGACTACATCATCATTGCCGACACGGGCAGCACAGACAAAACGGTTGAGATTGCCAAGGCCTGCGGCGCTACGGTCTATTCTATCAAGATTGATCCATGGCGATTCGACCATGCGCGCAATGCGGCCCTTGCTCTCGTGCCTGAGGATGCGAAGGTTTGCATTCCGCTCGACTTGGATGAGGTGCTTGAACCCGGCTGGCGAGATGTTGTCGAGAGGCTATGGACGCCCGGCACCGGCAGGCTGAGATATAAAACAGACTGGACCGGCGACCATATTTTCCACGCCGAAAAGATTCATGCTCGAACTAACTACGAATGGCGCTACCCAATCCACGAATACATTATCCCGGTCAGTCCCGAAAAGATTGTCCTGCATAATGAGATTCTGATTCGCCATCAGCCTGATATTGAAAAGTCCCGTGGGCAGTATTTGCCCTTGCTAGAAAAGGCAACGCGGGAAAACCCGAATTGTCATCGCATGGCCTACTACCATGCCCGAGAACTTTTCTACCACGACAAGTGGGAAGAATTTATTGGCGAGGCCAAACGATATTTGAGTCTGCCCGAAGCTCACTGGGAGCACGAGCGAACCCACATGATGCGGTTTTTGGGTAAAGCACACAAAGCCCTCGGAAGAGGGTATGAGGCCCAAAGGTGGTTCCGGCGAGCCTGTGCTGAGCTGCCCACAATTCGCGAACCATGGTGCGATTTGGCTCAAGCATGTTACGAATGGGGGCTCTGGATCGAGTGCTATCATGCCTCAATGCATGCTTTGCACATTATGGACCGAGCCTATTTACATACCTCAGACCCCGCCTGTTGGGGCGCCAAGCCCCATGACTTAGCCAGCATCGCCGCGTGGAATCTAGGCTTCAAGGAGATTTCTCGGACCCAAGCCCGGCTGGCGCTTGAAAAACAGCCAAGTGACGAAAGGCTGCAGAACAATTTGAGAATCGTGCAGGAAGCCTGCTAGTTAGTTATCATCCCCCCAAATACCTGCGCAGAGGGCGGTAAAAACCATGGCTGTTGCAACCACACCGCTGACTTATAACTCGTATGTGACGCAGATCGCGACCTTGGCCGTGGTCGACACCCAGACGGTTGGGGGCATCGTAGAGGGCGTGGATCAGGCATTTAATGACCTGATTCCACAGATGTTGAACTATGCCGAATTGCGTATTCAGCGTGATGTTGACCTGCTGAACCTGAAGACATCTCTGCCGATTACCTTCACGACCGGTACCAATCTTCTGCAGATCAATGCGGATGACTTTGTCACTCTGCAGACGATCAATCTCGCCTCCGGCGGGGTCGGTTATACGCTCCTTCCGACAACGGTCGAATGGCTGCAGAACGTTTACAGCAGCACGGCAACAAGTGCCCGAGGTCAACCCAAGTACTTCGCCATGTACGGTGGTGACCGCAATACGGGCGGCAACACGTCGATCAATGTTCTCTTCGGCCCCTATAGCGATGCCAGCTATTCGGGCACCGCGACGGGTACGATTCGCATGCCCTCTCTGGCCAAGAACTCCGCAACGTCTGTTTTGGCTTCCACGGCTTCAACCTTTATCAGTTCGTATTTGCCTGATCTTTTGATCATGGCAAGCATGATTTATATCAGCGCCTTTCAGAGGAACTTTGGCCGTCAGTCTGACGATCCGGCCATGGCGCAGAGCTACGAGAGTCAATACCAAGCCTTGCTGCGCGGGGCCGTTGTTGAGGAATTCAGAAAGAAATTTGAGTCTGGAGCTTGGACTTCTTATAGCCCCACGCCAACTGCAAATCCTCCGAGATAATTCATGCCTCACGCATCAGTTAAATTAAAACCCGGCGTAGACCAGAACCAGACGCCGGCTTTGAATGAGGCCGGGATATCGGAATCCCAGTTCATTCGATTCATTTATGACCGTACAGGACTTGGCCTTGTTCAAAAACTAGGTGGATGGGTCAAGTTTTACCCCAACTACATGCCCTCTATCACAAGGGCTCTTTGGGCTTGGCAAGATACTGAAGCAAACAAGTACCTTGGCGTTGGTAATCAGAATGAGACCAACACTTACGAAGCAAGTCTCTACGCCATTCGAGATAACGGCCAAAAAGACATCACGCCGACGCGAAACGAAGACAATATTACGCCGGTTGTTGATACGACTGCTGGAAGCTCGATTGTTACCATTACCGATTCCACGCTTCAAAATCAAACAATCTACAACTCGGTCTATGTCGCCACGCCTATCAATATTGGCGGCTTGATCATTTATGGCCTTTATCAGTGCAACCCTGACAACTTCTTGTCTGCTACGGCCTATCACATCCAAGCTCGAGATGCCTTGGGCTCACCAGTAGCAGCATTAACGACTGACAATACTCCCGTATTGCCAATTTTCGATACGACTTCTGGCGATGAACAGGTTCAGGTTACTTTTCCAGATCATGGCCAAACGGCAGGTAGCACATTCTCTATTGTCACGCCGACGCTTGTTGGCGGAATTTTGATCTTTGGCAACTACGTTGTCATTGAAGTTACCAGCTCAAGTGTATTCGTCATTGTTGGAGATGTTGAGGCGTCTGCAACCGCCACAGCCACGCTTAACGGCGGTCGAGCGCGATATATTTACAGCTATGGGTTGGGCGCCATCCCAGCGGGTACAGGTTACGGCGTTGGACCGTATGGTTCTGGTGGCTTCGGTGTTGGCACGGCTATCGTTCCGGCAACGGGCGATCCCATCAATGCTGAAGATTGGACGCTTGATAACTGGGGCGAACAGCTTATATCGAATCCAATTGAAGAGCAGATCAATCTGACTGTTACAGGAGTAACAGGATCAGGCTCTGCCGCCACGTTTACTTTCTCTCAGAATTACACGCCCGTTGTCGGCGAGTATGTGGTGATCACGAATGTGGTCCCATCTACTTATAACGGATCGTACTACGTAACTGCTTCATCCTCTGGCAGTCTCACCGTCGCATCAGCCATAAGCACAGCCTATGTCAGTGGTGGTGACATCTACGTTTTCAAAACGCCATTCCAGCCTATCTTCAAATGGGACCCGCTGATTGGCCAACCGTTTTCAACCATTCTTTCGAATGGCCCGACTTACAGTGATGGCTCGTTTGTCGCCATGCCGCAAAGGCAAATCGTGTCTTGGGGTTCGACTTTTACAGGCGTACCCGACCCGCTTCTTTTGCGCTGGTCCGATGTCAATAACTACAACACTTGGATCGGTACCGTAACTAATCAAGCCGGTTCGTTCCGACTTGCCAAGGGGTCAAGGATCGTAGGGTGTTTGCAGGCAGCTCAACAGGCCCTGATCTGGACTGACATCAACCTGTACTCAATGCAGTACATTGGGCCGCCATTCGTGTATTCATTTAACGAGGTGGGCGCCAATTGCGGATTAATCGCAAAGAAGGCTGCCGGCGCTCTTAACGGCGTCTTCTATTGGATGGGCCCTACGCAATTTTTCATGCTCGCAGGAAGTGGCGTGCAAATGGTTCCATGCCCTGTTTGGGACGTTATCTTCCAAGATCTTGATTCAGATAACCTCGACAAGATTCGATGCGCTGTCAACACCCGCTTTGCTGAGGTGACGTGGTATTACCCGACAAAAAGCAACGGTGGCGAAATCAACGCATACGTCAAGTACAACACGGCCTTGCAGGTATGGGATTACGGTTCATTGTCCCGAACGGCATGGATCGATCAGTCTGTCTTTGGTTCGCCGATTGGAGCTGATGGGAACAACACCTACATATATCAGCACGAAGTTGGCTACAACAATGACACGTCTCCCATGGTCTCAAGCTTCACGACGGGTTACTTCGTCATGAATGAAGCAGATCTGAAGATGTTCATCGACCAGATTTGGCCAGACATGAAGTGGGGTGAATTCAACGGCCCTCAAAATGCCACGATCAACCTGACGTTTAACGTTCTGGACTATGCCGGTGCGACGCCAAAGACTTACGGCCCCTTCCCCATGACCCAATCCGTCGAGTACATCACGCCTCGATTTAGGGGTCGATTGGTGTCGATTACGCTCGAGAGCAATGATGCTGATAGCTTCTGGCGTATCGGTAACATTCGATATCGATTCCAGCAGGACGGTAAATTCTGATGAGCACTTCACTGTCAGATGTTTTGACCGCTCAGAAAAATGGCGTTGTTGGCATCAACAGCATCGCGACGTCGATGAACATTCTGGCTTCTTTGGCTTCCCCCACAAAGATGGGGCAGGCCGCCATGACGACGGCTTATGTGACGCTGTACACGGTGCCGAACACGTCAACAGCTATTCTTCGCGACATTGAGATTTGCAATACCACGGCATCGCCCATAGGTATTTACGTATCAGTAGCGCCGGTCAATGTTGCCGCAGGCGCATCGAATGCAATCTTTTTCAATGCCAGCTTGCCGGGCTACAGCACCATGCAATGGACTGGTGCGATCACAATGCCATTTGGAACTACTATTCAGGTTAAGGGATCGGCTTCTGGCTGCACGGTCACGGCCTCTGGAGGCTTGATCGCATGAGTACGATTTCAATGTTCCCGCCTGTTGGATCATCTACTGCCACTGCTCAGTACACGCAGTTTGGCGGTCCTACTGTAGATGCCTTTGGAAGGCTTAGAGTTAGTGAGCCTTACACGTTATTTGATAGCAGCAATCGTTTTGCGGCTGATCCACAATTTTCAGGGTCAGCTGCGGGAAGCGCAACCATCACTTATACGGCAGCCCAAGCAGCCGTTAATTTAAATGTGACAACTGCTTCTGGCGATTCTGCCGTTCGACAAAGTTTTCGCGTCATGCCGTATCAGCCCGGGAAAGGGCTTTTAATTTTAGCCACTTTTGTAATGGCGACCGCCACGGCAAATCTTCGCCAGCGCGTAGGGTATTTCAACGCAGACAATGGCATTTTCTTTCAGCTAAACGGAACAACAAAGTCATTCGTTATTAGATCATCCGTTAGTGGGTCTGTGAGCGATTCAAACTCAGCCACGCAAGCAAACTTCC